AATTAATCGTGCTGTAAACACAATTAACGAACAGATCAATAGTGGTATGAGCGTGCTTGGCGAAGTTGACCATCCGGATGATCTCAAGATCAATCTTGATCGTGTGAGTCACATGATTGAAAAAATGTGGATGGACGGCAGCGATGGCATCGGCAAACTAAAGATATTACCCACTCCCATGGGCCAGCTGGTGAAAATCATGTTGGACTCTGGAGTAAAACTAGGCGTCAGTAGCCGCGGCAGCGGCAATGTTGACGACAGAACCGGACATGTCAGTGACTTTGAAATAGTCACTGTTGATGTGGTTGCCCAACCCAGCGCACCCAATGCCTATCCAACCGCAGTATACGAGGGTCTGATGAACATGAAATACGGTCATCGTGCTCTAGAGATAGCCAAAGAAGTTGGCACGGACAACAAAGTACAGAGATACTTGAAAGAGGAAGTCAAACGCCTTATCAAGGAACTCAAGATCTAAGGAGAATCTAATAATGTTAGATGCCATCAAACCATTACTAGATAGCGGCCTGATTAACGAAGACGTTAGTCGTGAGCTTAACGAAGCCTGGGAAGCCAAGCTAAACGAAACTCGCGAACAGGTACGTGTGGAACTTCGAGAGGAGTTTGCACAACGCTATGAGCACGATAAAACCGTGATGGTTGAAGCTCTAGATCGCATGGTAACCGAAGGTCTAAACGCAGAGATTGAAGCCGTGGCTGCTGAAAAGCGCCAACTGGCTGAAGATCGTGTGCGATTCCAAACCAAGATGAAAGAAAATGCCACCAAGTTCAACGACTTCATGGTAACCAAATTGGCAGAAGAAATCGCAGAAGTGCGTCGAGATCGCAAGGCTCACAACACAGGACTAGAAAAATTAGAAACCTTTGTGGTGCGAGCTCTTGCAGAAGAAATCATGGAATTCGCTCAAGACAAACAAAAGGTTGTAGAAACCCAAGTGCGTCTGGTACGTGATGCCCGTGTGAAACTTGAATCACTCAAGGCTCGCTTTGTTAAAGAAAGTGCTGCCAAGATGGGTCAAGCGGTGTCCAAGCATCTCAAAGCCGAACTCAACCAACTACGTGAAGATATCCAGGTTGCACGAGAAAACAACTTTGGCCGTCGCATCTTTGAAGCCTATGCGGCTGAATTTGGTGCTACTCATCTAAATGAAAATGCAGAAGTGCGCAAGCTCAATGCATTGATTGCAGATAAAAACGCCAAGCTGAGCAAGGCAATACAAGTTGCTGAGCAAGCTCGTGTGGTTGTGGAAAGCAAAGAACGTGAAATTCGTATGATCCGTGAAAACAACGAACGTGCCAACACCATGGCAGACCTGTTGGCTCCTCTGAACAAAGAGAAGCAAGAGATCATGCGCAATTTACTTGAAAGCGTACAAACAGCTCGTCTGAAGAACGCTTTTGAAAAGTATCTACCAGCGGTGCTCGAGAACCGTCCTGTGAAAGCCCAGAAAGTGATCACAGAGTCGATTAGCGAAGTGACTGGAGATAAAACTACCTCGCCTCAGCAAGATGAAGATCGCAGCAATGTGATTGACATCAAGAGATTGGCAGGATTATAAGCAAAAGGAGACTATAATGTCAGAGCAATTACTCGAAAGCCGCTGGGACGAAACCAAAGAAGCCCTTATGGAAGGCCTTAAAGGTTCGCGTCGCAGCACAATGGGTGTGATTCTTGAAAACACCCGCAAGTATCTGAAAGAGAATGCAACCGCTGGCAGCACTGCTGCTGGTAATGTAGCAACTCTAAACCGTGTTATTCTGCCTGTTATTCGTCGTGTGATGCCAACTGTGATCGCTAACGAACTGGTAGGCGTTCAGCCAATGACCGGTCCTGTGGGTCAAATCCACACTCTGCGTGTGCGTTATGCAAGCACCATGAGCGACACTTCAGCTGCTGCAACTTCAACCATTGCTGGTGAAGAAGCACTGAGTCCGTTCAAGATTGCAACCGCATACTCTTCAGCAAGCACAGTGAGTGCAGGCGTGCCTGGTTCAAGCCAGACCCGTTACACCGGTGCTGATACTTCGGTTCTTGAAGGTTCTGGTGGTCGTAACATCAGCGTTCAGATCTTGAAGCAGGCTGTTGAAGCAAAGACACGCAAGCTGCAAGCTCGTTGGACCTTTGAAGCAGCACAAGATGCACAAGCAATGCATGGCATTGACGTTGAAGCAGAAATCATGGCCGCACTGGCTCAAGAAATCACTGCTGAAATTGATCAAGAGATCCTGTTGAGCCTGCGCACCTTGGCAGCAACTGAGTTCACTTACAACCAGGCAACTGTATCTGGTACTGCTACATTTGTTGGTGACGAACACGCAGCTCTTGCTGTTCTGATCAACCGTGTTGCAAACCTGATCGCTCAGCGTACACGTCGTGGCGCTGGTAACTGGGCAGTTGTGTC